CGCCGCCCAGGATCTTCATGAAAGTGGATTTGCCACAGCCGTTGGCGCCGATGAGGCCGTAGCGATTGCCGTTGTTGAATTTGACCGAAACGTTCTCGAACAGCGGCTTGGCGCCGAACTGCATCGTAATATTTGCTGTGGAAATCAAAGGGCTTACCTATCAATAACTTACGGAGCGCTGGTTTGAGCTGATACCGATTTGATACCAATTTGGAGCTTTTCCAGCTCGCTCCAATCTGAGCTTGAGTTAATCCAGCGCGCATACGTCGACAGCAGCATCTGCACGCTATGGCCGAGCTGCTGGGAAATAAATGCGGGATTCAAACCGGACATTAAGCATATTGTCGCATAGGTATGACGGCAGTTGTATGGTGGTCTGTACCTGATTCCCAGTGTTTTAAGGGTCGGACCCCACTGCTTGTGCAGGTCCGATGTCTGTTTTATGTACTCGCTGTTCTTGGAAGGCGGGAAGACGAAGGGAGTTGTCAGCACCTTCCCAATCCCTTTTTTCCGACGTTCTGCATACTGTTGGGCGAGTTCGAGAGCATTCACCGCCCGGTCATTGAGCAAGACGAAGCGATCACCGCCGGTCTTCGTTCGCTCCTCGATCTTGCCAAGTGCGACCGTTCGACGCACGTGAACATGTTTTTTCCTCAGATCGACTGCTTCCCATTTCAAGGCTGCGATTTCTGACAGCCTCAACCCGGTGAAGAAGGCGAACTCAAAGAACGAGGCATAAATGATGCTCGGCCAGTGCTCGTTCTGGTAAAGCTTGTCGATGATCGTGTTCGCTTCCGCAAGGGTGAACGGATCGATCTCTTTACGGGATCGCTTGGGCAGCTCCAGTGCCGCTGCGGGGTTTCTGATCAGCAACCCGTCGGCGACTGCAGAGCGCAAAATCGTTGAGAGCTTCACGAGGGCGTTGCGTTTGACGCCTGGTGATGACCACTCGATGGATGTGATGACGCGCCGTAGCAGAGTCGTGGTGATGAGGTCGATCCTTACCCGTGCCAGTTTGGGCACCCAATATAGGTTAAGTGCCCCTTTGTAATTGAGGCGCGTGCCGGCGGCGATTTCACGGCTATCCAGCCACAGCTGGGCGTACTCCCCAAAATGGGGAGTGCTGCCTGCCACGGTTTTCGAGCCCGGGAACAGCTCGGCGTATTTGTCGTCGTCGAGCAGGCCGTGTTTTTGAAGGCTGACTACCTGATCGCGAAGTCTGGATGCAGCTGTGATCCCTTTTTGTGTCGTGGGATAGGGGAGCGTTTCGCTCTTGCGCACGCCGTTCCAGGTGAAGCGGATGCGGATTGAATTGCGGAAGATTTCCACTCCTGTGGGCATATCCACTGACTTTCCAGCCATGCGTCGTATCTCCTTATGCTGTAAATAACCCTGCTTTCCTGCTTGTTCCAGACGCCGAGAGGGATCTGACCGCGCGCTCGCCGGGCGCGGAGTCCGTGGACGGTGGTTCCGAGAATCTCGGCCATCTGCTCCTCCGAAACCTTGTCCAGTTCATATGTGGCGGTGTTTTCTGCTGGGGTCATGCTGCCTCCTTGTCATTCTTCCCGGTGCAGCAAGTCGAATGCTGCAGCTGCCACTCGTGGAACTTGCCCATTGCCAAGGGCTTTAAGTCGGTCCAGCCGGTGGGCCACCCCATCAGCCACTCGACCCACGTCGGGTTCAGGTGGCCATGGTCGGAAGCCATGACGGCATGGTCCAGTCGGTCCCGGGCGCGGCTCGCTCCGGATCTGCGGGTCAGTGCGTTGGGCGAGGATCCTTTCGACATGCTCGCGACCGGTGTCGGCCAAGGGTGAGCGATCGAGGAGGATCGACGGCGACGGTGGGCTGGCCGCGTTTGTGCTGTCGACCATTGCTTCGCCGCACTGCTCAGGCCCCATCCCGCGTTCTTGCTGCTGCCAGGCTGGTTGTGGTTCCCGTGGACGGTGGGTGTAGGCCACAAGCCAGATTCGGTTGCGTTTGTGTGGGGCGCCGCATTCTGCCGCTGAAAGACAACGCCAGCGTGCGTCATACCCCAGGCGGGTAAGGTCACCGATGACCACGGCAAGGCCTCTTCCCACAAGCAGCGGTGAGTTCTCCAGCAGCACCCAGCCGGGTCGTACTTCACCGATGATTCGTGCCATTTCTCGCCACAGACCGGAGCGGCTTCCGTCGATGCCGGCACCAGCTCCTGCAGCTGAGATGTCCTGGCAAGGAAACCCGCCCGATACCAGGTCAACAAGGCCGCGCCATGGTCGGCCGTCAAAACTGCGCACGTCAGACCAAATCGGGAAAGCTGGGAGGGCTCTATCGTTTTGTCGTTGCGCGAGAACCTGTGCGGCGTAGGCATCACGCTCAACGGCGCAAACGGTCCGCCAACCGAGCAGGTGCCCTCCGAGAATTCCGCCACCAGTTCCTGCGAAAAGAGCCAGCTCATTCACTTGGCCTCCTTGCGTACGCTTGACATCGCATACCAGGCAAACCGCTTACAGCCGATAGACTTGCCCCGGAAAGCGCTGCACTCTGAGACGCAACGAACTGTACGAGGGCGCTGCTGTGAAAGTGACGAAACTTCCGCCGAGCATGGCCGTTGCCAGCATCTGGATTATCTGGGGCTTTTTGGGAACCGGAGTGGTCGGTTGGGCACTGTTTGTCGTGCTGGAGGCTTTTGATTCGAAGAGGGACGCGGCGGCTTGGGTGCAGGCCGTGGGCTCCGTACTCGCGATCATTGCTGCGATTGCAGTGGCGAACGAAAGCAACAGAAGAGCGGCACAGGTAGCTCGTCGAGCGGAGAGCCAGCTTTTGGATAAGCTGACTTCTGTGGCCGCCTACGTCGCTTCGATTCCTCAGAATGCCTACACCGAGTTGCGGCATGGCTCCAGCGATAGACGTACGGTTGAGAGATTTGAAGTCTCCCTGAGGGACTGCGATTACCTCCTCAAAGAAATTCCTTTTAGTCAAATTCCTGGAGCCGAAGCAGCGATAGCCTGGCTTGAACTCAGAGGAGCAGTGCAGGATGTCCTGCAGGATGTCAGAACCGTGAAGAGTACCGCGCAAGGCCAGTTGGAACTTCGCGTCTTTGTTGACATGAAGCTTGCAGCGAGTCGCGCCACCAACGCTTATTATCGGTTCACAAAGGCAGTCGCTCGCTAACCGTTCGTTACCGAGACGCTCATACCCCTGAGCAGGCTGCGCGGGCGGGCAAGTCTTAGCGTTCAGCGTTACCTCATTTGTCGCTGCCCGGCGCAGCTTTTCATGGGGTATACGCGCATCGGCAGGGGCGCTTGCAGTTTCAGTAATGCCTGCTGCGTTGCAGCAGAGGCTCTCTATTTTCTGTGCGGCGACGTCGATGGCGTTGCGGAACAAAGCGGTCGGCTTGCGGCGTATTTCACGCTCGATCAGGTCGCCCGCTTTCTTCCGATGATCGCTACCGAGTTGGTCCATCAGCCGCTGGAAATAGTTATCGCGTGCTTCTTGAATGCCCCACGGCCGTATGGTGCGACTCAGCGGCTCGACGCCTTTCAGAGGGTCCGGTGTTGCCGAAGTCGAGGGCATCAAGTCACGGTATTCCGTGGCCGTGACGATCTTGTCGATGTGGTGGATGCAATCCGGCAAGACCGAGTCGAGCCAGAAGCGCTTGCAGACACTCAGCCAGATCCTGTGCTCGACGCTCTCGTACATGGGCATCACGTGCCCCAGGGGCCACACCATCTCGCCGAAATACGCCTTCGTCGCATGGCGAAGCAGGGCCGTGAGCTTGTGCTCATCGGGGGCCAGGTCAGCGACGATGCAGCTGTGTTGCGCGATGCTGTAGAACTTGCGGGTGTGACCGCCGTGGCGGCAGATCTGGCTGAGCGCATGGGCGATATCACGAGGGTCGATCTGGTTCTCGTCGGGGGCTAACAAGTCAACGGTCTTGCCTAGGTAGGTCAGGATCTGCGTCATGCTGCACGCTCCTGAGCTTCCGGCTGGATGAGTTCGGCGAGTGCCAGCGCTTTGTCACGAAGCTTGAGCGCTCGTTCTGCGTGAGGCTTTGCGTTGATTGCGCCAAAGGTCGCTGACGACAGTTGGAGCTTGCTGGCTATCTCCAGCAGCGTCTCGCGGGCTTCTGCACCGAGCTTGGCGTTGGCATGAGCCAGCCGCGACTGTTGCGCGAGCTGATCGTACTTGCGCCACGCTTCTTCCAACTGGTGCTCAAGATTAAACATCTTGATCTGAGCACCATCTCGGCCAAGTTTTCGGCCCTGGGCGAGTCCCTTGCTGCGACCATCCTTGCTGCCGAAATGGTAGCCAAGGTAGTAAAGCAAAGCGGCCATCAGGATCAGGCTCAAAAGGGCGAACGTCTGCATGTTTGTCATGTGGTGTGCTCTCAATATTGGCCGGTGGTGGCGGCCGTAACGGTTACTGGGCGGATTCGGTGATGCTGGTTTCTTCGTCGCTCATTGCCTCGTCCGCCTTGTAAGCGCGTACGTCTATCAGTGCGGCGATGTGGCGGATGTGCACGAATTTGGGCGCCTTGCGGCTGGTATCCAGAGTGGTGACCGGGAGTTGGATGCGGCCGCTTTCAATCTCCGCCCAGAACGAGCGCTCGTTGAGGTTGCGGAAGTACTGGGCCCGGAGCTTCTCCAGCGGGATAAGGACATCGCCGAACGTGCGGTACAGCAGTTCGACGGTGACCGCTTCGGGTGCCGGGATGAGTCGTAGTGGGGATTGACCAGGTGCGTCCATGTCCTATGTGCTCTCCGTGCTTCTTTTGCGCTTGGGATGACCCCATGCGATCAGGCAGTGCTTTTTCGTCAACTCGCGCAGGTGCTCGGGGACCTCAAGGAGCGCGGCATTGCGCTCCTCTTTGGTCCGCATGGCGATGATCTGGCGAGCGTATTCCCTAGGCCACGTCACGGCGGTCAGCCGCGATGGCGGGCAGGGCGAGGCCGAGTTGATCGGCAAGCCATGGAATGCCGGCCTGCTTGATCCGGGTCGACTGGCTGTACTGCATGCCCAGTTCGTGGTGGAACCAGTTGCTGTCTTTTACGCGTAGGTACGCGCGGTCACGACCGGGATACGTGGGCAGGTTGAGAGCGTTGAGCAGGTCTTTATCCCGCATCAGCTTGATGAGCTTGGGCCGGGTGAGGCCGAAGTATTTCGCGGTTTTTTCCAGGCTACGTTCCATGTCGTCTCCCTCATGCCGCTTCCGTTGCGGGCGTCGCAACGGTGATGAGGTGGTTAAGGGATTCGGCCACTTTTTCGTAGATTTCGGCGTCGGATCCGCAAACCGTGAAACACTTGGTACGAGGACGTTTTACCCCAATCGACATGATGGTGGTGATGGCGGCGCGCGTCCGATTGCGATGCACGGCGACGTTGATCGGGAGTTCAAGACCTACTTCAAGCGTCAATGCGCCGCCGCGTCCGATCACGTCGAATACCTGTTCCCGCGCCTCTACATCCAGCTTGGTGCTATTCGGCTCCGAGCGTCTTGGCTCGACGTGTCCGTTGGCGATTTCAGTGATGAAATCGACCAGCCTGCGCTGCGTGGTTTTGCCGTTTCCCAGCGTCAGCGAGTGGCGCTGCTCGCCAAGCTCGACGATGAAACCAGTGCTGTGAGCGCCTCGATCCACGATCAATCTTAAGGGCAGCGCCGGGCGGTCAGCGCAGCGCAGCGTGTGATTGAAGGTACCGCTCAGGTTCACCTGCGCGTTGAGCAACTGCAGCGACTGATCGCTTAGGGTGAGCGTCCTCATGCGGCATGCCCTCCGCCGTTTGGCGCGCCGGGGGCAGGGCGGGTGCCTGGGGAAACCTTCGGTTTGGACGGGATGAACGCGCAGCCTGATTCGCGGGCCAGGCGGCGGATTTCGAAGACGTGGAACGGGTTGGCAGCGGCCGGGTGGACGTGCAGGGATGCTGTGGTGTGCATGTGTTGTTGCCTCGCTCTGTGGTGGAGAGTGAGATGATAATTAACCTTTAAGGTTAACTTTGCAATATAAATTTTCTTCCGCTCGTGCGGTCACCTCCTAACGCAAAGAGTTCTTTAACTGCAGAATTTTTACCAGCTACTTGTTTTTTTCGTGCTGGCTATCCGATAGTACGCTTTCGCGTGTAGGAAATTTCGGAAATTCAGGGTTAGGGAGAAAGACCTGTGGCGATTCGGAGATCAATTCAGGGGTTCAGGGCTCAGAGTAAGAGTTTCGCAAATATTCGTTTGGAAAGAGTTGTTTTCTTCGGTTTCCAGTCAGCAAACCGTATGGCCGAGGTTGTTTTTTCGTCCGAAGCTGCTTCTGTGATCTACGGCGATAATGGTTGTGGAAAAACCACATTTTTGAAGCTTATACACGCCCTGTTAAAACATGACTCGGCAATTCTCCAAAAAGAAGGAGTGAAGCAAGCCATTGTCGAATATAGAGTAGATGACGGAGATAAAAAGACAGTAGTTGTTAACAGTTCGCGTACCGAGTACGCGTATGTTTCGGAATCTGCGGAGTCCGAGATGATAATTCATAAAGATGAATATGACTGGGGTCCTCTAAGCGACTGCGAACTGTCTTCTTCCCGATCCTTGTCGATGGGAGTCGAAAGAGGAACAACCACTTTACCAGCTCGATTGGAAGTGGATGATATTATTAGGTATATGTCCAATCCCGCTTTTCGCGATATTGCTCGAAATAGGGCTGTAGAGTTTGCCGAGGGTCTAGTCATTCATCTTAGAAACTTTCAGTCTGTAAGGGCAAGAAGTTCGAGAGAGGGCTTCGATCCTGAAGAGGCTCATCCTTACCTCCAAAACATCAAGATAAGTAATATCGAAGGATTGTTGCTTGAGCGATATCGAGTCGCTAAAAGTATCGCAACGAGCAAAATTCAAAATGCTCTGTTTGATACCTTGGCTGTTGCTATCGAGCAAAAGGAACAGGGAGCCCCGGAGCTACGCGCTATTCCCAAAGATTTTGGGGAACTCATTCTTAGAAGTAAAGAGCGCATAATCGAAGCTTTAAAGGATGGGACTGAAAATAAACTAAAAAGCCGTGTTATTAGCTTTTTGGTTGGATTCAAGTCGGCCGATGAAGTTGGTCGTCTTATGGAGAATGATATTCTTTGTCAGCTCATCGTGAATATGACGACTGAGTTGCAGATAGAACGACAATTACTAAGCGCTATTAACATTTTTGTAGATACGTTTAACAGTTTTCTTGGTGAAGGGAAAGAGCTCGTTGTCACGAAGGACGAGTTGTTCATCCTCGTGGAGGGCGATCATCACTCAATCGACGTGCTTTCAAGCGGTGAGCGACATATTTTTACATTCCTTGCGCTGATCGTAGTTTCTGGGCGCACTCGCGATTTCATCATTATTGACGAACCTGAAATATCCCTTAATGTGCTATGGCAGAGATCGCTCCTCTCACTGCTAAAGACAATCGCTCCAGATACGCAAATTATTGTCGCTTCCCACAGCCCAGCAATTGCGCACGAGAACCCTGCAAGTCTGGTCGAATTGAAACCCAGGAAGAATGCTCAATGACAGGTATGTCAATGATGGTGCCCGATAGTCTTTCATTCAAAGCTATCGAATTACTTAACATGGCAATAATGACAAAGGTCCCCGTCTTAATTGTAGAAGGGAGGAATGATGTACCGATATTTCAGAGAATATCGCAAAGTATTGGCAAGAGATGTGACGTCTTTGCAAGCGAAAATATCAGTTCTCCAGAAGGTGGATGCTCTGGAGTTTTAAAGAATATTGCTACCATTAGAGAGTTTTCCACAACTGTTGACATACGCCCTTATGTTTTGGGTATTGTTGATAGGGATGCTAGGGTTTATCGCGACGAGCAAGTATTCGATGATTCTCTGCTGATGCTGAATTATTATTCGATAGAAAGTCATTTTGTCAGTCAGGAGGCGATTCGGTTCATAGTGGAAAAAACTACCAGTGCTACTGGTGCTCTCCTTACTGACGTTAACTGTCAGACTTTATTTGACGAGATCAAGACAGATCTTGATTCGTTGTACTACTGTTCACTCGAGGCTCTCAGAAAAGCTTGTGAGGCTGATTATGACGCGGAGCTAACTTACGGCGAAAAGATAAGGTCCATAATCAAACAAGGGAAACCAGAGAGAGTGTCATGCAAGTCGGCTGAACTCGATGAGTTTGCGAACCGTCTTGGTGTAACTAGGTCGCTTGAGGATCTGTTGCGTATTTGCAAGGGAAAATGGATATTTCAGTATTTCGTGGATTCATTAATTACAAAGCTGAATGGTTTGAAGAGTATGTGCAAGGACAATATTCTTGCTCAATGTCAGTACTGCATACACGAAGCGTTCCATAATTGCTTGTACTCTTTGACGGCAAATTTTACGAATTCTCAATTGGAGCAGTTATTGTTGCAAGACACGGAGCAAGAAAAGCTTGGTTATATTAAAAGTCGGATTGCCGAGCTCGCGCAGCGTTGAGCGAATCAGGAGCAGTGCTCTGATGAGTTGGTTAGATTTATTTATCTACAAATCGGAAATTTTCCATCGAGCTCGGCCGCAGATATGCCACTCGCCGGTTAGGGGAGTAATTCGTTGTGGCCAGTCTGGGTTCAAGGCCAGCAAATAAAGCTGTTCGCCTTCTTGCTTTAGCTGCCTAAGCATAGCTGCATCACTTTTGTTTTGTTGTACAACCAAAAAGTGACCAGACAACACCTCCAAGGCAGGGTCGATTACGACCTTGTCTCCCTCTAAGAATTTGGGCTCCATGCTCAAACCGGCTACTCGCAGGATAAATGCGTCCGGACCGACCGGCCCAGGTGCATCAATCCACTCCTCTACGGTTCTCCGTTCGACACCCAGCTTATGGGCACACCACGCACTGGCTTTAAAGGCGTCCAACACTGGAAGTCTCCGGCCTGTATGGCTCAGTATCGTGGCGTCGTCGAACTCCCCAACGCCAAACGGCATATCTAGATACCCGTTGTGGAGACCAAGCGCGTTCTCGATTTCCCGAGCAATCTGATCCCCTATGCCTTTCGTAGGATTTTTTCCTCCAAAGGCACTTACCTGAGCAGGTGCTTTCCCTAGCTGATCTGCAATATCAGTCAGGCGGAGCTTCCTTTCAGCCAATATTCGTCGGAAATTTCGAAGCCGGGTATCGGATATTTTCATGTCTCAATTGTCATGGGGTTAACCCTTGGGGTGAATGTCCAATTTGGTATTGTCAAAATTAACCTACTAGGTTAATATTCGTGCTGGAGGGACAACCATGACATTGCGCGATTACATAGAAAGCCTTGACCAGCAGGAACTGCACGCGTTTGCGGGCCGATGCGGTATAGCTATCAGCTACATGCGGCTCCACGTCAAATACGCTAGAAAAGACCCCAGTGTTTCTCTCATAAGAGCGCTAACCAGAGAAAGCCAAGGCGAGGTATCACTTGCAGATGTCCTTCAGCATTACAACATCGTTGAGGCAACAGCTACTGCTCAAGCGGCATAGGGAAAAAAGGCGACCCAAGGGCCGCCCAGTTCCCCCCGACAGCGTCACCACAACGCTGTCAGGTCTCGGTAACAGCCGACGGGCACACCACATGCTAACCGTCAGTTACTACCGAGTTTCCAAGGCACGGATGCCTTGGTGTTGCTGCCGTCTCCACCACAGATAGGGCAGCTGTTGCGCCAGAGGTGAACAACGGATTGTTCGCCTCGGCACGGTGCCGGTTTTGACTTTACGGGTCTATTCGGCGTTTTGGGCCTCTCAGCCACGCGGGCAATTTACCACCATTGCGTCCCGCGCGGCACTGGCAACTTGAAGGGATTAATGCCATGTCCGATACACACGAGCACACCACCTCACCGGACGCAGGGCCGGTCAATATTTACGCAGATGACTTCGGCGTCGGTCCTGGGCTCTCCGTCTCCATCAATCATGTCGAGAAGGGTCAGGTAGTGGTGCGATGCGCCTACAACGGGCACGTCTTTGAGAGTTACGCACCTTCGTCACTGGACTGTGCTCTGGCAGCCGTTTCGATGCTCAGTCGAGGTTTACAAGCACCACCCGCCCTTTTTCGTCGAGATAGACGGCTTGGTCGAATTCAACCTGCAGCAAGCCAGGGCCGCGCTCCTTGACACGATGAAAATCGAGCCCGCTGAAGCTGATCTCATAGTCGTCCGGATAGCCAGCAGTTTCATTGCGCAAACGGCCGAGGGAGATGGTAGGGATGGGATGTGCCATGAAAAGTTGCTCCTTGAAGATTTCTCAATATGTTCTGGCCTCGGCGTGATCGCCTTGGCCTGCCGCCATCTCCACCACGGATAGGCAGCGACACCGGACACTGAGCACTGGTTGCCCTAGTCCGGAAAGTGCCGGTCTCGGCTTTACGGGCCTTGATCGGCGATTGACCTCTCAGCCGGTTGGATGCACCACCACTGCGTCTGCGGCTTTGCGACACAAGGATTAATGCCATGAGCCGTATCGCTCTGAATTGCGTTGATCGGGCACAAAGGGAAGTCCTTACGCTCGAGCTCGCCCTCTACCATGCCGCCCGGGATTATCCCGGCGGCGCTGCAGCCATCGCCGCCACCACCGGCCGGAATGCTTCCACGCTGCAGCACAAGCTTTCACCCACGCACCCGAGCCACACGCTGAACGTCCAGGAGTTCGGCGAGATTCTTGAGCTGACCAAGGACCGCCGGATTCTTGATGCCGTGCATGCATTGGTGGGTGACACGATCTGGCAAGAGCTGGCAGAGGCTTACACCCGTGACATGCCCGAAACCTTGACGGTCGGGATCGCTGCTTATTTTCGACAGGTCGCGGGCCTCGCTGATACCTGGGCCAAGAGCATTGGCGATGGCCAGGTGAATGACTCTGAGCTGGCCGAAATTCGCCTGCAGGTTTTTCGCGGCATTCAAGGTTTGCTGGGAATGCTGAACCGCGCGTCTTACGTGAATCAGACTTCTCGGGGGGCTGACCGTGGTTAAGCCAGCCCCCGCAGGTCTATCAGTCCTTTTCTTCGACCGTTTTAAGGCACATAGCCGTCACCAGCCGCTCCAGGTAGGCCGACATGTTGGCCTCGCTTTGAGTAGGGATGGTTGCATCGCAATAGAAATAGATGGTGTCCAGATTCGGACGGCCTTTCACATCAATTTGCGCGGCCAGCTGCGCATCCATGCCTTTGAGTCTGACTGCTACCGGGTAGTCCTCGTAGGTAACGAACTCGCCTGTAAAGAACCCGACTGGCTTGTAGTTACGGTTGAGCAACACGTAGCGGCCGTCATCGGTTTTTTTCAGGCAGTAGGGGAAGTGGGTAATTCGCATTTCTCCATGAAACATCAGAGCAACTCCATTCTTTTAAATGAGGGAAAAAACCATGCAAGCACTTATCGTTGTGGGTCCACAGGGCTGTGGCAAAACGCAACTGGCCGGGCAGATGCTCGACTTCTTCGGCTGCACCAAGCTGCTCGATTCGTGGGAGGGCGAGCCTCTTCAAGAAGGAGCGTTGGTACTGACGAACTCGTTTCAAAACGTCCCCGTGGACGAGCGCATTTTATCGTTTACCGAGGCCAAGAGGCTGATGGGACTGGGGGATTGGACCCCCGCAGGCTGAGGGATGCATCCGAAATAAACCGTCGAATGTTCTTACAGAAACTGCCGACTGTTGATCTTTGCAAGTTGGGGGTGTGCGATGTCTGACGCCGCCGATTTTGCGAATGATCTGTTATTGAAATCCATGGATCTAGCCTTGGCAGCGCGCAAGCCTGTCGAGGCTCAGGCCGCTTCCATGTTTTGTGTGGGATGCGGAAGTTTGATTCCCTGGCAACGGCGTTTTGTGGTTGCTAATTGCGTGCGTTGCACTTCGTGCCAGGCACGCTTGGAAGTACAAGGAGTTATGGATGTTGAATGAAGTGCTGGATCAGTTCGCCGAGTACGGTCTTGAGCCCGCGCAGCCGTTGACGTTCGGCAAGCTGACTCGTTGCAAGACGACACAGGACAAAGGCAAGGAAAAAAACGGCTGGTACGTGGTGCATGAGCACTACACGGAAAAGAACGAGACGCTGATCTTCGGCAGTTTCGGCGACTGGCGCACCGGCGAGACGCAGAAGGTGAAGGTGAAGGCCGGGCGTATGAGTGCCGAAGAGCGCGAGGTGATGCGTGCCCGGCAGGAGGATGCGAAACGGCGGGCGGCGGAGATGGCTGCCAATGCGGCACGTCGCGCGGCGAATCGAGCCGGAAGTCTGTTTCAGCGGATGCCGGAGCGGGGCAAAAGCGCCTACCTGGATCGGAAGCAGATCGTGGGGTTTGGGGTGCGCTATGCGCCACGGACTGGGGCGATCCTTGTGCCGATGTCTAACGCGCGGGATCAGATCGTTGGCCTGCAGGTGATCTTTCCTGAGGCACAAGAGAGCACGGGCCGTGATAAGTCCTATTGGCCTTACGGCATGTCAAAGGAGGGGGCGTTTCATCTCATTGGTCCGTACCCGGAGCCAGGTGATCCGGTGTTGGTCTGTGAGGGCTACGCCACTGGCGCAAGCTTGCACATGGCGACGTCTGCAACCGTGGCTGTGGCATTTGATGCCGGCAACCTGAGGGAAGTCGCCAAGGCGATGCGTGACCGGTTTCCGGGACGGCCTCTGATTGTATGTCGTGATGACGACTGGAAGACCAAGCGTCCGAACGGCGAGCCATGGAATCCGGGGGAGGAGAAGGCGAGTAACGCTGCCTTGATCGTCGGCGGGCAGGTGGTGGCACCCGTCTTTTTAGGTGATCGTAAGGACAAGTGGACCGACTTCAACGACCTGCATTGCGCGGAAGGGCTGGAGGCTGTGCGGCGGCAGGTGACAGCGGTCATTAAGCCACCCGCTGTAGGCGGCTGGAAAGATGGGCTGGCTCGGACCGAGAACGGTGCTTTGATCGCTCACATGTCCAACGTCGAGATGATCTTGGCCAATGATGAGCGTTGGAGGGGCGTCATCAGTTTCTGCGCGTTCAGCGCCAAGATCGTCAAGTCCCGAACTCCTCCGTATGGAGGGGAGGTCGGTGATTGGGCCGATATCGATGACACCCGTGTGATGAAGTGGCTGGCCCAGCAGTACAACCTTCGGGTGAAGGCGTCGAGTGTGATCGAGGCTGTAAGCGTTGTTGCGCATGACCATGCCTTCCATCCGGTGCGTAATTATTTGCATGGGTTGGACTGGGATCGGGTCCCCAGGCTTGGTAGCTGGCTCACGGATATCATGGGGGTGGCGCCAAGCGAGTATGTGACCAAGGTTGGCAAGCGCTGGATGATCGCGGCTGTCGCGCGGGTGATGAAACCTGGGTGCAAGGCGGATTGTGTGTTGATTCTGGAAGGTCTGCAGGGTGAGGGCAAGTCGTCTGCGGTTGCTACTTTGGGCGGCGCCTGGTTCATGGACACTCCTTTTGTGCTCGGTGACAAAGAGGCCTTTATGTCGCTGCGCGGTAAATGGCTCATTGAGCTGGGTGAGCTGGATAGCTTCAACAAGGCTGAAAGCACGAAGGCCAAACAGTTCTTTTCGGCGTCCACCGACACCTACCGCGAAAGCTATGGGAGAAGAACCAACGACGTGCCACGTCAGTGCGTTTTCGTGGGTACGACTAACCAGGGTGAATACCTCAAAGATCCTACCGGTAACCGACGTTACTGGCCGGTGCTGTGCACGAAAGCAGATATAGAGCCACTGGCGGAGATGCGCGATCAGCTATGGGCTGAGGCCATGTCCTGTTATCTGGCGGGCGAGCGCTGGTGGGTCACCAAAGATGAGGCGGCGATGTTCACCGAAGAGCAGGACGAACGCTTTGTGGTGGACGAGTGGGAAGGACCGATATTGGGCTGGCTTGAGGAATCGCAGATCGGCGAAACCACGACGGGAAGTGAAGTCCTGGCGCAAGCGTTGAAGCTGGACTTCGGACATTGGGGCAAGCCTGAGCAGATGCGGGTTGGCGCGATCATGCACCGGCTGGGATGGCGGCGTGTGCGGTTGCCTGCGCTCGCGAAAAGCAAAGTGCGGCCTTGGGCTTACAAAAAGCCTGACGGCTGGGGCGGAGCCTGCGCATTGGCTGTCGAACCAAATAAGGAGGCTTGCTTTTGATCAGGCACGTCGATGAGTTATTGAGGCTTTGGGCTGAGGATCTGCATTCGCCGAACCAGCCCGTTGGCATCGGCAGCGGGGGCAACATGATCGCGATGCTGATGGAGTGCAAGGGTGAGCTTATACGGGGGACTCGGGGAAGTCGGGTGCTGCTCGATGAGTCGGCCGACATTGAGTTGATCGTGAATAAGCACCTGGCTCCGGAACTGGCCTTGGTGGTGAGGGAGCATTACTGCAATCGAGAGAGTTTTTTGTCGCAGAAGATGCGGTTCTGCGGATGCAGCTCGAAAGCCTACTACCAGCGCCTGCATCGGGCGCATGAGCTTATTGGTGGCATGTTGATGGGGAAGGCTGCTTGACCGTTCGCCTGTCCCCGGCAGTTACGCCTTTGGCCCGCTTTGTCCCGCTGCGACTGCGTAGCGTGGGACGGACGCGGGCCTTGTCGTTCTTGGGCTGTCCCACTGTCCCGCGCGTTTGTGCTCTCAGGCATGTGTGCGTAGCGGGCGAGTGTGTACGCGCGTTTCACGCGCATGCGTGCTTTTTACTTACTCTCTTTATACGAGAAAGTAGAGATAGAAGTAGGACAGTGAGGTTTAGCATTGATTTGGGGTGCTCTCAGCTGACCCACCCCATCAGAGGCCTTTGGGACAGCATCACCGCGCACCAGAAGCGACTAGCCGAGGTGATGTATTCGTCGGTATTGCCGGGGCGTTGGTGCAGTGTTGGGTACATATTCGTCGGTGGCATTAAAACAGGCTTGCTGCCAGGAAAATCGACCTGTAAAAAGTAGTCATCTTCGATAGGTGCGAGCGCAGAAGGCGCTTGAGAGAACCGGCCCAATGGGCCGGTTTTTTTATGGGGGTCATTCACCATCGGGTTCGGCTTTCGTTTCTTTGCTTTTATCCTGTTTGGACCAAATCGCCGCCAGAGCGATGCCACAGCCGAAATATGCGACGCCATTCCAGATGTTCAGCAGAAGCCACAGGACGTCCTTTCTGGTTAACGGCTCGGAGCTGACTCCGAATTTGTAGATCTCGATGGCGGACGCTACGCCGATGACGGCACAGCCGATGTATGAGCCCCAACGGTAAGCAATAGTTTTAACCTCTGCACGCCGTTTATGAGACAGGCGCACGTATCCGTACACCGCCGTCGCTATCGCCGCACCACCTTGTAAACCCTCTACCCAAGTAACCATCTGCAGTCCCTTATGCAAAAGGGCTGATCATATGCCTGCGCTTTGAAAAACGGGAGCGCATGTCGATATACATTCAGGAGTTTCGATGACAAACGAGCAACAAGCCCTGGCAGACATGCCGATCTGGATGGTCATCGTTCTATCGCTCGTCGGAGGGATCTCTGGAGAGATGTGGCGGGCTGATAAAGCCGGGACGCGGGGTTGGTCGCTGATGCGGCGCCTGGCGCTTCGGTCCGGCGCGTGCGTTGTGTGCGGGGTGTCCACCACGATGCTTCTTTATGCGGCGGGGGTGTCGATCCTTACGGCCAGCGCGGCAGGTTGTCTGACGGCAATGGCAGGGGCAGACGTCGCTATCGTCCTGTACGAACGCTGGGTAGCGAAGCGGCTGGGGGTAGAAAATAGCCCCGAAGGCACTTGAAGCACCCAGCCCAAACTGACGAACAACCAGGACTTACACGATGCAAGTAAGAGTAATTAGCGACGACAGGGATGTGATTTGGGTCAAGACCGAAACCGGCGGCCTGACAAGCATGTCATTCCGCCGGGATGGAACGTTAAACAGGATCATCACGCTGCTGGAGTCAGCGCTTCACCAAGCGCGAACAGAATTGAGCTCAGAGTGCCTGATGGGAAGCATTGCTGAGCAAAACTCTGCAGCGCTTGATGAGATGCTAGAGCGTCAACTGCTTGTTGACGTTGCGCATGACCCAACTCCAGATGCCCGGAGACTTGAAGAACGGGTGCCAAGGACTCGGGGCTCTGAAGTACACGCGATTCCCCGACTGCCAGATCAATACCACGTTCCCTGCGAGGTTTGCACTCGAGGCCGCATATCGTAGGGCCTCCATGGTCTCCTCTTGCTCGGCGTTGGATCTGCTGCCAAATGAGCCTGACAGCGGGAAGATGATCATGTCTTCGCCGCCTTGGCGCACGTGAGCGAGTTTGTATGTGGTCATATCAATTCCTTTGGTTGCGTTGGACGTCCTTCTCCTGGCGTTCCTTCTGCAGGGAAGGACGCGCGAAATGATATCACTTTGATCCAATCGGTCCGAGGGCTAGCCGAACCGCCGGGGACCCTGGGGTTTTCCCGAGGGTACGGGACGGGAAACCCGCGGGACTTTGTTAGCGGGAGGTTCACCAGCTTAGTGAACCGAGTGAACGGGTGAACACCCCGTATTTATTGGGTGAACTGGACTTTCCACATGACCGTTATCAGCAAAACGGAATTTGCGGCACGGCGCGGATGGGCGAAGTCGTACGTTTCCAAACTCGCGAAACAGGATCGTCTGGTCCTGACCGAGGATGGAAAGGTCGAACTCGAAGCCACCGAGCTGCTCCTCGCATCGTCAGCCGATCCGAGCAAAGCAGCCGTCACCGCACGGCATGACCAAACTCGCGTTGAGCGAAACGTACACGCAGAGCTCGCCATCGCCGCCGAAACACCTGCGGTGCCGGCGACCAGCAAGGCGCCGGACTTCCAGAAGGCCCGGGCCCATCGCGAGTACTTCCTCGCACAGCTGGCCGAGGCCGAATTCCACAAGGTGCAAGGCAACCTGGTCGAGCGCGAAGCGGTCAACAACGCAGCCTTCGCCGCTGGCAGGATGGTGCGGGACTTGATGTTCGGCTTGTCACCGCAGCTTGCACCCGAGCTGTCTGCGATGACCGATCCCTGGGAAATAGAAAAACACCTCACGGGTGCCTTCCGACGTGTCTTCACGGACGCCGGTCGCATGGGCGCCGCTGACCTTGAACAAGCCATGACAGAGACCTGAACCCATGCCCCAAGGTTACGCAGACGGTGCTCAGGTGTACCGCGAGGCGTACATCCGAGGGCTGACACCGGACCCCGACCTATGGGTCGATGAGTGGGCCGACGAATACATGCGCATCCCGCGCGATACGGGGGCCGCTGAGCCCGGCAAATACCGCACCGCACGCACGCCGTATGCCCGTGAGCCCATGCGCTGCCTGTCACCGGCGCACCCTTGCAAGCGCGTCGTCACCATGGTGGCCTCGCAACTGATGAAAACCCAGATTGCGCTGAACTGGATCGGCGGGCTGATCCATATGGCGCCGTCGAACATCCTCACGCTGCTGCCTAGCCTCGGCCTCGCCAAGCGCGTCTCATCGCGGATCAGCAAGACGATCAAGGCGACCCCGGAGCTGCGCCACCGTGTCGCTGTCAGCCGCTCACGGGACGCCCGCAACACCATGGACACCAAAGAGTTCGAAGGCGGCTCGCTGTACGTCACCACAGCAGGTTCTGCAGCCAACCTCGCTGAGTTGTCGGCACGCTATGTGTACGGCGACGAAGTCGACCGTTGGGACGTCGACGTCGGCGAGGAGGGCGACCCCATCGAACTCGCGGAGACTCGAGGCAGTACCTTTGGCCGAAATGCCAAGTTCTACTTCTCAAGCTCGCCGACGATCAAGGGCGCGTCACGCATCGCTGATCTGTTCGAGTCCAGCGACCAGCGTTTCTACTTCGTGCCGTGCCCAACGTGCGGCCACATGCAGACGCTTGAGTGGGAACGGCTGCACTACTCGGCAGACTTCAGCATCGCGCATTACCAATGCGCCGGGCCGGAATGTGACGTACTGATCGAGGAGCACCACAAGGGCGAAATGCTCGCAGGCGGTGAATGGCGCGCGACCGCCCTGGGCGACGGCGAAACCGTAGGCTTCAATCTAAACGCCCTGTATTCGCCGCTGGGCTGGATGGACTGGAAGTCCCTCGCCAAACAGTTCGAAAAGGCAAAGAAAGCCCAGAGCAAAGGCGACTTGGAACCTATGCAGGTGTTCTACAACACACGCTTGGCGAAGGTGTGGGACAGCGCGCAAGAGCAAACCAAAGCCGACGTGCTGATAGCACGGGCAAGGCAGGAACCGTACTCGCTGGGCAGCGTTCCGCCAGGCGCCTTGATGCTCACTGCCGCTGTTGACGTTCAGGCAAATCGGCTTGAGGTGATGGTGATCGGCTGGGGCGTCGGCATGGAGCGTTGGGTTGTGGATCACCAGGTCATCGCTGGCGATCCTGCCGATGAGCGCACATGGGCGGCACTGGATGAGTTGCTCAAAGTCCGGTACCGACATCCTTCCGGGGTGGGCCTCGGGATCCTCGCTACTGGCGTGGATTCCGGTGGTCACCACACCGATGAGGTTTATCAGTTTTGCCGGGTGCGACGCTGGCGCAATGTTTTCGCGCTCAAAGGCGCGAGCAGGCCGGGCAAGCCGGTAATCGCTCAGCGGCCTTCAATGGTCGATGTGACATGGAAAGGTCAGACCGAACGAGGCGGCGCCGAGCTGTGGTTCGTGGGGACGGACACCGCCAAGGACTGGATCTACAACCGTTACCCGTTCGATTCGGGTCCCGGTGCGCTGCACTTTGCCAACGATTTGCCCGACGATTTCTTCGCCCAATGCGTGGCAGAGCGCAAGGTCGCGCGCTACGTCAGAGGGCACAAACGGATCGAATGGATCAAGGGCAAGGCCGAGCGCAACGAAGCGCTCGACCTGATGGTGTACAACCTGGCGATGGCGCATTACCTGGGCATCGCTCGGTACAAGGAACATGAGTGGGACCGGGTACGGCAGGCTCTAACGCAGTCGGAGCTGTTTGAAGAAGCTCCTGTAAACGCTTCCGAAAACAAGCAGGCTCGCGTGAGCAAGCCTGCTGGGTCTGGCATGGAAGAAACCAGTGCCGTTGTGCCAAAGGCGCCCAGTCAGCCATTGACTACAACTGTCAAAACGTCGAGTCGTCGGGTATCAACAAGCGGTTACCTGAAGCGACGTTGACTCAGGATGTCAGCCCAACCAATGGGCTGATGAGTCGGGCACCGAGCCCAAGGGCTTCAGTCACCAACCCGCGCATTGTTTCTTTACCGCCTTCTTTGGCCGCGTCCGCCAGACGCTCACCAATGGACGCACCACCTTTCAGGCTATCGGGAATTGCTTTGAGAACCTCAAGACCCTTGGCGGTAAGCACTGCGTTCTCGATGAACAACTTCTGGAATGGGGATCCAGAAAGATAACCGGCGTTAATCAGCCAGGTGGCGGTCGAGATGAAGAACGTGCCGTCGTCATCGAGAACTTCCATACCTAGCGTGTCATCCCAATGCGTCCCCGAGTCCATAAAGTCCTCAGTTGACAGCACGGTCGCTACAGGGAACCTCTCATATAGCTCGGCCAGTATGCGGCCTGCGATATCGTCAAATTTTTCAATATTGGAGACAGCCATGTCAGAAAACTCCTTGGACAAAGCGCAACGTGCGCAGAAAGTTAAAGCTGCGGCGGAACTCCAGCATGAGGTGCGCCGCGTGATAGCTGATCAGTTGACCGGCCGCATGGATTGGGTCAGAGCACGTACCTACTGGCACATGCGGTTAGGCGATGTACCAATGGACGAACTTGCCGAGGCGCTCGCGCATGTACTCGCGGGAGGCAGCTTCCGCAACGACATCCAGTCTCGCAACCAGAACTTCAGCTGACGGCCTTTTACACCAGCTCGTCCGCACGCCCAAGAGTACGCCCCCATGTCCTTCACCCCAAAACACCTCGAAGCCGTCGAGGCGGCCATCGCTCGCGGCGAGAAAACCGTGCGCTACACCGACCGGACGGTTGAGTACCGCACCGTCGATGAGCTGCTCAAAGCCCGCGAAGAGATTCGCACCTCGCTGGCGAGCAGCGGCAAACCGCGCTCGCGGGTTTTCAGGATGTACCACGGCGGCAAGGGGCTCTGATGGCACGTTACCCGACGCTTACCCGTAACGGCTTCCTGTTACCGGAGCGCATCAAGGCCAGCTACGAAGGCGCCGGAGAGGGCCGGCGTTCAGCCAGCTGGAATGCTCCTGACGGCAGCGCGAATACGTTGATGATGCCGGCACTGCGCAACCTGCGCAGCCGATCCAGAGCCGCCGTCCGCAACGATCCCTACGCTTTCAACGCCATCGATAAACGCGTCAGCAACCTCATCGGTACAGGCATCAACCCTCGGCCGAAAACCGATGATCCAGGGCTTCGCGGCTTGCTGCAGAACCTTTGGGAGGACTGGGTCGAGGAGTCCGATGCCGATGGCGTGACTGACTTCTACGGCCAGCAAGCGCTCATCGCACGCACCGTCGAAACCTCAGGCGAATGCTTTGTGCGGATGAGGCCGCGAAGCCTGGATGAAGGTTTGGCCGTGCCACTTCAACTGCAGATCCTGGCGCCGGAGTTTGTTCCCCACGACAAGTTCGAAACGACCAGCAACGGCAACGCGATCCGCGCGGGCATCGAGTTCGAGCGCTCTGGCAGGCGCGTAGCGTTCTGGATGTACCGCTCCCACCCGAGGGAATGCTCAGGGCTCTCGGCGGGCTACAACCAGTTGGTGCGCGTTCCGGCCACTCAGGTGCTGCACATCTTTGAGCCGGTCGAGCCAGGCCAACTGCGAGGTTTGCCACGCTTAACGCCAGTGCTCAAACGATTGCGCAGCCTGGACAACTACGACGATGCAGTGCTGTTCCGGCAGGAAGTCGCGAACCTGTTCGCCGGTTTCATCAGTCGGCCCGCGCCCGACTCGGGGCAGGTCCCGCGTGACCCGGTTACGGGGCAGTTATTGAACGCTGATGCGGACGGCTTCACGCCAATGGTTGCGCTGGAGCCCGGCACGATGCAGGAGCTGGGTCCGGGCGAGGAAGTCGAGTTTTCCAAGCCGCCGGATGCGGGTAACCACTACCCGGATTTCATGCGTCAGCAACTCATGGCAGCGGCCGCAGGTTGCGGGACCCCGTACGAACTGCTCACCGGCGACATGCGCGATGTGAACGACCGCGCGCTGCGTGTGGTGCTCAACGAGTTCAGACGGCGCCTTGAGCAACTGCAATTCAGTGTTTACGTCCACCAACTCTGCCGGCCAGTGCGTGCGGCATGGATGGACATGGCGATCCTGTCCGGCGCGCTGGTACTCGCGGACTACGCGCAACGTCGCCGTGAATACCTGCGCACACGCTGGGTGCCACAAGGCTGGGCTTACATCCATCCGGTGCAAGACGTGCAGTCACGCATGCTTGAGGTCAACGCAGGGTTTGCCTCACGCAGCGAAATGGTGCTGCGCACCGGCTACGACGCCGAAACCGTCGATGCGGAAAACGCCGCCGATCAAGAACGCGCTCAGTCGCTGGGCCTCAACTACAGAACCCTGAAAACGTTCGAATCTGCGGACGACAAGGAACAACCATGAGCAAAAAGACGCCCCCGCGCATCTACGACAGTGCCGGCAAGCAAGTGCCTGTCTCGGCAAAAAACTGGTACTTCCTGCAGGCGAGTACCGAGGCCGAACAACCCGTTATCGAAGTCTACGTCTACGGCGAGATAGGCGGCTGGGGGATCACCGCCAACCAGTTCGTGCGAGACCTCCGCGCGCTGGACGACGGGACATCCCCCATCGTTGTCGCGTTCAACAGCATTGGCGGCGATCTGTTCGATGGCCTGGCCATGCACAACGCGCTTTCGCGCCTCGGAGAGCGCTGTACCGCGAGGGTGGATGCCTTGGCGGCAAGCGCAGCCAGCATCGCGGTATGCGGCGCGCATCGGGTGGTGATCGCCTCGAACGCCATGCTGATGATCCACAATCCCTGGACATACTCCAGCGGTGATGCCGATGACTTCCGTCGAGTCGCGGACGTTCTCGATCAAACGCTTGAAGCAATCATCGCCGCCTATAAATCGAAGGCACCAGCTATTGATGACGGCGAGCTTCGACGCCTCGTTAACGCTGAGACCTGGCTGACCGCCGCCGAAGCGGTAGCCCTTGGGCTCGCCGATGAGATCGGCAATGGTATCGAGGTCAAGGCCTGCATAGGTGAGGGCGCGGTGCTTCATCGGTACCAGCATGCCCCCGAAGGCTTGCTGGCACAGCTCGATGAGCCATCTGAACCGCCGACTCAGGATGATCCGCCAGCGCCTGAAAGCGACTCAACCAGACTCGCGCTGATGATCACTCAAGGTTGTACGTCGGCCGGCATCAGCAACCTGATCGAACCTCTGATAGCTCGGACCAAGCTTGCCGACGAGGCCACGGTCCAGAAGGCGCTCACGCAGGCCAAAGCCATCAAGGATCTTTGCGTCGCCGCGAGGCTGCCAGAGCTGGTTGAGGAGTACGTTCGCGCTGAGCTGGATCCCGAAGCGGTTCGTGCTCGTCTGTTCGACAAGCTCACCGGTAAAGGTGGATTTGAAATCGACAACAGCCTGCCACTGGAACCGGATCAGATTCAGGCACAGGGCCGACAGCCCAACCCAGGTGGCATCTGGGCGGCGCGGCGCAACAACGGTAAACAGCAAACATCTGCCAACGGAGCAACCCGATGAACATCAGAACCGAATCATTTCACGCAGGCGAGTTCCTGCTTTCCGAAGGCAATGGCCAGATCTCACGCGAGGCCATCAACGTGGCTGCAGGTGTGGCGCTGCAGGCGGGCCAGATCCTGGGCTTGATCACAGACAGCGGCGAATTTGGTCCTTATAACCCGACAGCAGAGGACGGCAGCGAAAACGCCGCCTGCATCTTGTTCGGACCACTGGGCCAGTCCGACGTCATGCGTCGTGGCCGAGCGATCGTACGGCTGGCCGAGGTCAGCGATGCGCACCTGACCGGGCTGGACTCTGACGCGGAGAAGGCCCTGGGCCTGCGCTTCATCATCGTTCGCTGAAGCAATCACAACCATCCCGACCCCGCCACGTGCGGGGTTTGTTATTTCTGGAGTCCGTCCATGGCCGACATCGGCGTTTTCGAAGATGACGCTTTCAGCGTCTCAAGCCTCACCACCGCAATCAACGAACAGGAATACCTGCCGGGCCGTATTTCGAGCCTCGGCATTTTCGAGGAGGAGGGCGTCACCACGCTGACCGTGCAAGTGGAAAAGGATGGCGACACTCTTGCACTCGTGCCAGCCGGTGAGCGCGGAACCTCAGGCCTCGTGGTCGGCGGCAGCAAACGGCAACTGATCCCGTTCAACACCGTCCACCTCCCCCAACGCTTCACTATCAAGGCCGATGAGATTCAGGGAATCCGTGCGTTCGGGACCCAGAGTGAATTGCAGGCGGTTCAGGACGTGGTGAACAAGCGGCTAGCCAAGGTGAAACGCCAGTTGGACATCACCCATGAGTTTCAGCGCATGGGGGCGCTCAAGGGCCAGGTCCTCGACGCCGACGGCACCACCGTTCTGCTCGACATCTTCGAACGCTTTGGTGTGAGCCGGCAATCGATGTCCATGGAGTTCGCGAACGAAAAAACACTGGTCCAGGTCAAGTGCGTCGAGGCGCTCGACATGCAAGAGGATGCGCTCGGCAACGTCACTACCACCGGCTCTATAGGCTTCTGCGGCAAGACTTTCTGGTCGAAGCTGATCGGTCATCCTTCCGTAGTCGATACCTACAAAGCCACTCTGCAGGCCGCTGCGCTCCGGGGCGATGGCCGAGAGTCGTTCGATTTCGGCGGCATCACCTGGGAACGCTATCGCGGCAAGGTCGCGGGGGTCGCATTCATCGGTGACGACGAAGCCCAGTTGGTTCCGGAAGGTGTTCCCGACTTGTTCAAATCGGCTTTTGCACCTGCTGACTACATGGAAACCGTAAACACACTCGGCATCCCGTACTACGGCAAGATCGAGCCTATGCCATTCGGCAAGGGCGTTTCCGGTGAGGCTCAATCCAACCCCCTGCACCTGTGTACCCGGCCACGCGCGGTCATCCGACTGACACTATGATCATGGGCTTCCGCGAACTGGTGGTCGACATCGACCACGTCGTGTTTGAAACGCTGGGAGACGAGGGGTTGATCGATGGCCGGCGCGTAGTGGGCATGTTCTCCGCACCCTGGCTGCAACCCAAGCTTGGGCGGCTCAATACCGGTCTGCGCGAACCCTGTTTCGTCATGCGAGTCAGCGAGGCCGCCGGGGTCGAGCAGGGCCAAACCATCAGTATCGATCTACCCGCCCTCGACGGCGGCGGCTGCTACACCATTGTCCGTATAGAGCCTGATGGCACCGGCCAAGTCGCGTTGGTCCTGAGGATAAAACCATGAGTCTGGGTTCATATTCCGAAGCGCGGTCCGGTCACGGTTTGATCACCCTTCAGCCCTCCACGGCGGACCTGGAGGCGCTGACAGACTTTGCGAAGCTAGCGCCCAAAGCTGCGGCGAATGCCCAGAGGCGAGCTATCAACAAGACGCTGGGATGGTTGCGCACGCACATCGGCCGGGAGGTCGGGCGCAAGGAAGGCATTGCCATGCGGGCCGTACGGCAGCGTTTGCGTACTTACCCGGCCAAGGGCGGCGTCAAAGGGAAGTTGTGGTTCGGGCTCAATGCGTTGGAGGCCAGCCGTACCGGGCGCGCGCGGCAGACGACTGCGGGCGTATCAGTGGGGCGTCGTCGCTACCCTGGCGCGTTTTACAAGAAAGTGTATGGCGGGAAGCCGGATATCTGGATCCGTACGGCGAGCAAGCATTTCAAAGCCGGCGATTACCCAGACAGCACCGTGTCGTCCGCTTCTGGGCCCAGCTCGGGATGGATTGCCGAGAACGACAGCCGCTTCCCTTTGGCGAAGGCGAAGGTCTCGATCGAGGCGGCGCAGTCTTCGTTCGACACGTGGGTACGTCGAGCGGACGTAAGACTGCTGGAGATCCTCAAACAGGAACTGAATTTTGAGCTGCAAAAGTATTTGCGAGGAAATGCCCATGGATGACCAGCGACTAACACTGGACCTGTTCCTGAGCACCATTGAGCGCCGACTTGGTGAACAGTTGCCGGGCTTGCAGACGGTAGCAACATGGCCGGACATTCGAGACCACGTGCGTTTGCCGGCAATGTTTCTGGAGTTGGCCGAGGTCGATCCCGGTATGGACCCCGGTACGGGGCGGGTCGGGCTAGCCTGCAGGATGGAGGCCTATCTCATCGTTGCAGCTGAGGAACTGCGCCACCACCATCAGGCGGCGCACTTGGCCACACAGTTGGCAGTGTTGCTTCGCGCCCAATATTGGGATCTGGACGACGTGGACGCTGCTGAATTCGTGCAGGCCGGTCCGGACTGGACCAAGCCGGAGCTGGACGGCTACACCGTGTGGAAGGTCGAGTGGGCCCAGCAAATTTATCTGGGAGAAGAGCAATGGCCTTGGCCGGATGCGGAGCCTGCATTTCTTGAGCCGGAACTGAACCCTGATCAGGTCGACATCGACGTGGCGGTCTCGTGAGCCGCGAAGCATTGGCCGAACATGACCGGATGATAGCTGCCATGTTGATGCCGGGGCACGTTGTGGCCATCGACACCGTAGAGGCCATGGTGCGGATCGATTCGCGGGGCTGGGTCAGTCCCTGGGTTCGCTGGCACAGCCTGGCTGCCGGCAAGGCGCGTCACTGGCGGGCGCCAAGCATGAATGAGAAAGGCTCACTGATCTGCCCGCACGGCCAACCGCAACTTGGCCGATTCATTCCCGGCCTTTACAGCGAAGACTTCCCTCAACCTGATAACCGCGACCATGTCGAGGTCTGGCGATTTGAGGATGGCGGTTCGCTGGTTTATGACTGGGAGGCCAGCACCTACGACATCACGCTACCCACGGGGACCGGAACCATTCGAGTGGGCGGTTCAGTCTTTACCGTGAAAGACAGCGAAGTGTCAGTGGATTCGGCGTCGATCAAGCTGAACGGCAATACCGAAATCAACGGAACACTGCTCGTGTCCAAGGATGTGACCGGCCTGGGCAAGATCATCGACACCGGTGGGAACACGCCAAATCACGCACATTGACCCCGTTCGTTCGCCCGCTTCGGCGGGTTGTTTTATGCCTGGAGAAATCATGACGACCAAAAAGACGAACACTGCATCTGCGGACGAAACACCTGCGACCCCCATCTCTACTAACGAGCAGGCAACAGCGGGAGAGGGCGTCAGGCCAGTGTTTCGCGACAGGGTCTACACCTCGCGCACACTGGTCCTGTCGGACGGCACGGCGGTACCGGTGGCGGCGGGAAAGATCGTGGCCACCACCGATGAGCTGCTTGCCTATCTCACCGCCGAGGCCGATTTCGAACCTCTGCCAAGGTAACGCCAAATGATTGGAATGGATCGGGTAACCGGCAAGCCGCTGTCGGGCGTGGCGCATCTACGCCAATCAATCGGTGATGTCCTTGCCACGCCGGTTGGCAGTCGCCGGATGAAACCGGAGTACGGCAGTACCCTGCGACGATACGTCGATCTCCCAGTGACCGAAGGCTGGAAAGGCGCGGTTCAGGCCGAGGCGGCCCGCGCGCTTGGGCGATGGGAGCCACGGGTAGACCTTTCGAGTATCAGGGTGATTGCGGTACTCCGAGGGAACATCACTTTTCAGCTTGCCATCGATTATTTGGGTGATCGCACAATTCTGGAGGTGTCTGCATGAACCCGGTGGACCTGTCCTCTTTGCCAGCGCCGGAGGTGCTGGAAACGCTGGACTTTGAAACCCTCTACCAGGATGAGCTGGCGACCTTCGAACGAATGATGGGTGAAGGCTGGAACGCTGCACTGGAGAGTGATCCAGTGGTCAAGCTGCTGGAGGTGGGGGCGTATCGAAAGATGACCAATCGCGCCCGCGTCAACGATGCCGCAAAAGCCTTGCTGCTGGCTTATGCCAGACGCGGTGATCTGGATCACCTCGCCGCGCGGGTCAACCTGCAGCGTCTCGTGATCCAGGCCAGCGACTTGACCACCGTTCCGCCTACGCCAGAAGTGCTGGAGGAGGACGACGCTCTTCGAGAACGCATCCAGATGCGTTGGGAGGGTCTGACCACAGCGGGCCCGCGCAGCAGCTACATCTTGCATGCGCGAAATGCGACAGCGCTGGTCGGGGACGCAACAGCAGAAAGCCCATCGCCTGCCGTCGTCGTTGTCACCCTCCAGCATCTGATGGGTGACGGGACGGCGGACGCCGAGCTGGTAGCGAGAGTGAAGTCGTACCTAAGCGACGACGACATTCGGCCGCTCGGCGACCGGTTGACGGTGCAAAGCGCAGAAGTCCTGCCCTATACGGTTGAAGCAATTGTTCATCCGGTCGGGACCGGTTCGGAAAACGAGGCGATTCTGGCCGAATGTGAGAGCCGACTGGCTGCCTGGGTAAACCCTCGACGGCGGCTTGGCGTTGAAGTGGCGCGGTCTGCAATCGACGCCCAGCTGCATATCACCGGTGTGCGCCGCGTGGAGCTGGTGGATTGGGAGGACATCGTTCCCAGTAAATCCCAAGCGGCGTACTGCACCGGTTACAGCGTGATGTTGGGGGCTTGAATGACCAGTCTTTTACCCAACAACAGCACGCTACTGGAAAGGGCGGTCGAGGCGGCAACGGATGACTTTACCCCGGTGCCGCTGCGCGACATTTATAAACCCGATACCTGTCCGGTTGCCCTGTTGCCATTTCTGGCGTGGGAGTGCTCGGTGGACCGCTGGGACGAATCCTGGCCGGAATTCATCAAGCGCGCGGCCATTCGCTCCTCGTTCTACATCCACGCACACAAGGGGACCATTGGTGCGTTACGGCGAGTCGTCGAACCCTTGGGCTATCTGATCGAGGTGGTGGAGTGGTGGCAGACGGTTCCCGAAGGCGTGCCAGGTACGTTCGCCCTCAAAGTCGGCGTACTCGAAACAGGTATCACAGAAGAGATGTACGAAGAACTGACATGGCTTATCGATGATGCCAAGCCGGTGTCGCGACATGTGACCGGCCTTGCCATAAGTCTGGAAACGAGCGGCCATCTCAGCATCGCAGCCTGCGCATATGACGGCGATGAAATAGACATCTACCCGCCCGCACCGCGCGACATTGAGGTCGGCGGGAGCTTTGGCATGGGCGGTCGAGAGACCACAATTGATGAACTGGATACTTACGGATGATCGATCAAAACTCGCAGTTCTTTGCCATCCTGACGAATGTCGGTGTGGCAAAGCAGGCGAACGCCGACGCGCTCGGCGTGCCGTGGAATATCACGGAGATGGGTGTTGGGGACGCCAACGATTCAGACCCTGTGCCAGACGCTACACAAACCCGGTTGCTCAATGAGCGCCGCCGTGCACCCCTTAACCAACTGAGCGTCGACCCCAAAAATGCGGCGATCATCATCGCCGAACAGGTAATCCCCGGCGAGGTTGGAGGGTGGTGGATTCGGGAAATCGGTCTCTACGACGCGGACGGAGACCTTGTTGCCATCGCTAACTGCGCGCCGTCATTCAAGCCGCTGCTGAACCAAGGCTCTGGCCGCACGCAGGTGGTGCGTATCAACCTGTTAGTGAGTAATTCAAGCAACGTCGAGTTGAAGATCGACCCCAGCGTGGTTCTCTCCACAAGGGACTACGTTGACCGAATGCGTATCCGCATCTTGGGTGAGTTAGCCGTCAGAGTACTCCGGGTGGCCGCCTCCAAGAGGCTTAATGGGGCAGATATGGGGCTGGTCCTCATCGACGCTCAAAAAGAGGATCTGGAAATTGTTTTGCCGTCATCCACATCTGTCGGCACGGCCGACATCCTGGTGAAGCGCGTGGACAACACCGGTAACCGTCTGAGAGTCCGGACGTCGGGTAACGATAGAGTCCTGTTCCATACTCATCTGACCCCATTCGGGTATCCCTTCTTCGTGCTCATGGGCGCGGGTGACTGGTGGCATTTGCGAAGTGACGGTGAAGGGGGCTGGTGGCCAATCGGCCGGTATGACAACAGCCCCTTGGGGCAGCCTGTGATGGAAACTACCGTCAGTTTTCCTCCAGGTGGCTATGGCGCGGCGAATGGGACCGAGCTGTCTTCATCAGAATGGCCTTGGTTGTGGGATCACGCCCAACAATCCGGAATGCTGATCGACGACGATCAATCCCGGATGAAGGAGGGCTGCTGGAGAAAGGTGGACACAGGGCTGACATTTCGTGTCCCTGAACTACGCGGTCAATTTTTGCGCGTATTGGACGAGGGACGTGGGTTGGACGTCGGTCGCGATCCAGGCAGCAATCAAAATCAAGAACTCCAGACGCATTCACACAGCGCAACAATCAATATGGATTTCGGCGGAAACGTCGGTGGTAACGCCGTTTGTGGTGATGAAAACCGGTACGGCATGATGGAGCTTTCCACTGCACCGGCAGGTGGGGCTGAGACACGCCCCTACAACATTGCCTATCCGTGCCGAATCAAAGTGATCTGAGGTGGCTATGTTTATTTATCTTCTCAACAACGACGCCATCTGCACCGGACCTGTCGTGCTTCCCGTCATTCCTGGAATGGGTGTGCAGCTTCCCGGAAACGCTGTTGAGGTCAGTAAGTTACTGACGCCCTCCGTCGGTAAGGTCTGGGTTTGGCAAGACGGCAAGCCTCAGCAGATGAGTGATCAGCGGGGGCCGGCTTTTCGCAAGGATACTGGGGACGCCCAAGAATGGACTGAGTTAGGCGAGCTACCTGAAGAACTGACGCTAGTGCCCCCGCCGGGCCCTCACTACTTCTGGACTCAAGCAGGGTGGGAGTTGGATGAAGCGGCAGAAAATGCATCGGTTAGATCGCGCTCCCTCGCTAACCGCGACGGTCTGCTCTATGAAGCTGGATTGCGGATCGCGCCGTTGCAGGACGCAGTAGACCTTAATAAAGCCACCGCCCAGGAAGAAGCTGCCTTGGCAAGATGGAAGGAGTACCGCATAGCCCTCAACCGGATCGAAGATCAGGACGGTTTCCCGTCTGACATTGAGTGGCCAGTTCAGCCGGAGGTGAAGAAGGCAACGTAACCGCCTCCACCCGTCTCGGTGCCTCACAGGTGCAATCACCGCGTGAGCTGCAACTGTTTTCAAACAAATGCCTATTCCCCGCTCTGCGGGGTTTTTCGTTTCTGGAGAATGCTCAATGAGCTCCACCGATTTCTTCCACGGCGTAACGGTTACCAACCTTGATGTTGGAGCGCGCGTCATTTCGCTGCCGTCCTCATCAATCATTGGACTGTGTGACACCTTCATGCCAGGCCCCGGCGCAGATGGAACGCCGGCTGCCGCAGTCAACGAGCTGAAGCTCATCACCAGCGAGCGTGAAGCTGTAGCGGCCTGGGGGCCTGATGCGGCCATTACCAAGGCATGTCAGGCGATCTACACACGCGCTAAAGCCGTCATCATCGGATGCGGAGTAGCAGTTGAAGAGGATGAAGCGAAGCAAAATTCAGCCATCATCGGCGGGGTGCTTGTATCCGGGCAGCGTACGGGCTTGCAAGCCCTGCTGGACGGCAAGAGCAAGTTCAATGCCCAGCCACGGCTGATCGCGGCGCCCAAGCACTCCTCGATTCAGGCCGTCGCCACGGCCATGGATGCATTGGCTGACAAGCTCCGAGCCGTCGCGATCATTGATGGTCCCAACACCACTGACGAGGCCGCGCTGAACTATGCCGAGAACTTTGGCAGCAAGCGTGTATTTCTGGTCGATCCGGGTGTGCAGTATTGGGACACCACAGCGAACGCCACGGTTGACGCCGCTGCCTCTGCCTACACCGCCGGCCTGTTCGCCTGGACCGACAATGAATATGGTTTCTGGGCCTCACCGTCCAACAAGGAATTCGTCGGTATCACGGGTACCTCGCGCCCGATCGAGTTTCTGGACGGCGACACCACCTGCAGAGCCAACCTTCTGAACGCGGCGAACATCACCACCATCATCCGGGACGACGGCTATCGCCTCTGGGGTAACCGCACGCGCTCGAGCGACCCGAAATGGGCATTCGTCACCCGCGTGCGAACCATGGATATGGTGATGGACGCGATCCTGTATGGCCATAAGTGGGCCGTCGACCGATCAATTACCAAGACCTACGTCAAGGATGTGACCGAAGGCCTGCAGAACTTCATGCGCGACCTGAGGAATCAGGGCGCGATCATCAATTTTGAAGTCTACGCGGACCCTGAACGCAACACTGCCAGCCAGCTGGAACAGGGGAAGGTGTACTGGGTGATTCGATTCACCGATGTGCCACCGGCAGAAAACCCGAACTTCATTGTCGAGGTCACCAATCAGTGGCTGACCGAAGTTCTCGATAACGCCGCATAAGGGGCTGCTCAATGATTCCGCAAACGCTGTTCAACCAGAACCTGTTCATCGACGGCATCACCTTTCAGGGCGATGTGCCCGAGCTCTCTTTGCCCAAGGTCACCGTCAAGACCGAGGGCTACCGCGCCGGCGGCATGGATGGAGAAATAGACATGGATACCGGCCTTGAAAAACTGGAGGCCTCCTTCAGCACCAACGGTGTGCGCAAGGAAGCGATGAAGTTTCTCGGACTCGCCGACCAGACAGCCTTCAACGGTTCGTTCAGGGGCTCGTTCAAGGAGCAGAAAGGACGATTCGTGGGCACGGTCGCGACGATTCGGGGAATGCTCAAAGAGGTCGATCCCGGGAGCTGGAAGCCGGGCGACAAGGCAGAGTTCAAGTACGCCGTTAGCGTCTCGTACTACAAGTTCGAAATCGACGGCGTCGTCATGTACGAAATCGACCCCGCCAACTCGGTACGAGTCATCAACGGCGTGGATCAGCTTCAGCAAATGCGCAACCAACTGGGTCTGTAGGGAGACAACATGAAACCTCATAGCACCGATGCCAAGACCTCTGAAACGCTACCTGCCTGGCTAGCCGTGACCGATGCCGGCGTGACAATCACCCTGTCGAAACCCAAGCCCTTCAATGGCATCACGGTTGAAACGTTGCACATGCGTTCGCCAACCGTACGCGAGGTTCGCGCTTGCCAAAAAGCACAACCCAACGATGAGCTGGCCGTGGATGCGATGCTGTTTTCAAGCCTCATGGATATCTCTGAAAAGGAATTGATGGAGCTGACTCTCAGAGACTACGAGCGCGTGAAGCGAGGCTATTTTCGTCTGGTCGACGAAGACGAACTTTGATCCATCGACGTTGCGGGAACTCGCGAAACGCCTGGCCCGGGAAACCGGGTTTTCTCTGTCTGAGATTGAAGCGATGCCTTTCTCCGACATGATCTGGTGGCTCACCGAGTGAGCAGCCATCCACGGAAGGTTACAGCCCATGGGGTGAATAATGGCAAAACAACTGGCGCTTGGGCTGGTGATCGGCGGCGCCGTAAGCAGGTCTGTGGGTGCGGCATTCAAGGACGTCGAGGGCCGCGTTAAGCGCCTTGAATCGACTGCGAGCAAAGCCCGCGTTCTGCAATCAGTCATCGGCGAAACAAAAAAGCTACAGGAAGAATGGCGCAAGGCGCATTTGGCCGGGGCGTCTACGGCGGACACCCTGCGCCGAAAGCTGGATACCAATCTGGACACCTTGCGCAAGCAAGGCGTCGAGGTGCGCAACCTTGGCAGGGCCTATGAGCAGATGGGTCGTAAAGCCCGCGCCGCCGAGCTGAAATCTGTCGGCCAGGCACAGATGCGGCAAGGGGGAACGGGGTTGCGCAATACCGCTGCAGTAACGGCAGCTGCAGCAGCCACAACTATGATTGCCCCAACCAGGGTAAGCGCTGCATATGGTGCGGTCATCCGTGACATCGCCATCAAGGCGGGCATTGCAGGTACCGATGACGAAAAGCGCTTATCCAGTACGGTCATCGATACCTCGCGCAGCACAGGTATGGCGCGTAACGAAGTGGCCGATGTAGTGAACGCCCTGGCGAGTGCCGGCATGGATCTGAAGGAGGCGCTGCTGTATGCGCCCGTTGCTGCGAAGTTCGTGGTCGGGCAGGGGGCTGACGGCAACGACACAGCCACGATGATCAATGCGCTCAGGGAAAACGCCAAGATCACTGACCCCAAGGCAATCCAGAAGGCGCTGGAAGCCATCGCCTATCAGGGGCAGGCGGGAAGCTTTGAGGCCAGCGACATGGCGAAGTGGTTTCCGGAGCTGCTGTCCCAGATGGCGAATATGGGCGTTACCGGGAACCAGGCTGCGAACGAGCTGGGCTCGATGCTTCAGGTACAAATGAAGACGGCTGGCAGTGCGGATGCAGCAGCCAACAATTTGAAAAACTGGATCTCGAAGATTGGCTCCCAAGACGTTGTGAAAGCCTACAAGGACGCCGGCATCGATTATTCGGCATCCATTGCGACAGGTCTGGACAGAGGATTGACGACCATCGAGGCCAGCTTCGAACTCGCGCAACGCTACGTCGAAGCGACAGACCCAAAAAAAGCTGAAGCCATGGCCCAGGCCATGAAAAAACTCGATAAGGAGGTCGACCCGGTCAGGGCGCAGAAAATGGCAACGGCTTTTGAGGCGTCCCTTCGAACGGGAGATCTGTTCGCAGACATGCAGGTAAAAGCCGCGCTGACTGGCTACATGCAAAGCAAAAAGCTGTACCAGGACCTGAAGGCCGGCGCGGCCAATGCCTCCGGAATACTGGACAAAAACCTGGCGGAGCGCCGCGAGACTTCTGCGTACAAATGGCAGGAAACAGCGCAGGCCATGGACGACGCTTTGCGCAGCGCGGGCGACGCTATGCGGCCCGTGACGGACCAGTTGGCGTCTGGGCTTACCCGCCTCAGCAAAAGCATCGCGCAATTGAGTGACAGAGCGCCTGCGCTGGTCACCGGCCTGCTCGGTGCGGGCGCAGCGATTGCGACGATAAGCGCGGCGTACAGCAGCTTCAAAATAGCCAAGGGATTGATGAACATCGGACGTGGCACGCTGATGGGGAACCCCAACATCGTGCAGAAAGTGGCCGTGGTCAGTGGGCTGGGCGGGTTGGGTTCGGGAGGCGACAACGACACCTCCAAACGTAAGGGGCGTCGTGGGCGGGTCACATCCAGCACTTCGAAGACCGCTGCCAAACCACGCATGCGCGTCTACGCGGGCGGCCCTAATGAAGCGCCGAAATCACTGAGCAGCTGGAAACCTCCGACCACAACACCCGCTCCGGCGAGATCATTGGTCCCCGTTGGCAAGTCCTCAGGCTCTCTCCTGGGCGGTATGAAAGGACTGGGTAAAGGCAACGTGCCGGCGGCATTATTCGAGGCAGCGCTGAACGCCAAGGAGGTTTACGACACTGCCAAAACGCGTGATGAAAAAGCAGAAGGTTACGGTAGCGCCGCCGGGACCTTGGCCGGCACGTTGGCGGGAGCCGCCGCCGGGGCGGCAATCGGCTCGGCTGTCCCTGTCATCGGCACAGCAATCGGAGGACTCATCGGCGCCTATATGGGCAGCATGGGTGGCCGTTCAATAGGCGGTGTCGTAGGCAAATCTGTGTTCGGAGGGCCGGACACGAGCCCCGCAGCCGAATCGAAACCCAGTACTCCAATGTTGATGAAACCAAGGCCAGGCCCAGCGGTACCAAGCCTCGCAACCATGGGGGCTTCGTTCGGCCCTGGTACACCGTACATGACACGTACTGCATCATCGTCAATGCCTGGCATGAATGACGTAGTTCGTGCGTTCAGGGATGCCGACGCGAAAGCGTCGACAACTGTCCTTGCAACGGCGGCCAAAGCCGCACCATCGAACCCCGCGGCGCCGAAGGTCGAGCAAAAAATCACCCTGTCACCTTCCTTCAGCATCCACGTCCAGGGCGATGCCAAGGACCCACAGCTGCTGCTCAACCAAATGATGCCGGAGATCGAGCGTCGCCTTGCCGAGACGGCGCAACAAGTCGCCCGGCGCAACATGACTGACGAAACAGTCTTCTAAGGGGAACGCATGGGGTACATGGAAAGCATGCAGTCGAGCCTCAAGCACCTGGTGCAGGCCGGGGAGGCCGGGCGTAAGGATCTGGATGGAATGCTCGGCCCGGTGAACGGCGCGATAGGTGACATCACCGGCGCGGCCGATGAGCTGGAAGGAATTCCGTTCGTGGGGCCTGCCATCGGTGCAAAGCTCAAACGCATCACCGGCGCAATCAGCTCAGCCCAGTCCAAGGTTGGCCAAGTGGTAGCCGCCTACGGCAAGGCGACCCGCGCCGCCTCCGAAATACAGCGGCGGGTTGAAGTCCTGGACGAGCAAGCCGCGAGGGCAAAATCCGCCGTAAACAAACTGGCTGCCAAACTGAGCCCAGGCTCCGAACCCGTATTCTCAACGGCCAGCCTAGCGCCGAACGGGACACCCGCACCGGAGGCAGTAAAACCGTTTCCACACCTGTTGATCATGCAACCGATAGCACCCAACGCGCAGCCGTATTTCTTCAATCTCGATACCGCAGCGTTCAACGAACTGAACCGCTCCAGCGCTTTTCGCTGGGCGGCGCAAGAGCGCCTCACCCGGCGATCAGCACAGCAGGCGGTGGGTATGGGCGAAGAGAAAATAACCCTCAAGGGCGCTATTTTCCCGGGATTTAAAGGCGGCATTCAACAGCTCAATGTATTGCGCAGCATCGGCCAGCAATTGAACCCCGTGCTGCTAACCACAGGATACGGCGAAGTGCTCGGCCACTGGTGCCTGGTCAACATCAGTGAAGAACAAAGCCCCCTGCTGCAGGGCGGCATTCCCCGCAAGCAGGCTTTCACTCTGGAGTTCGTACGTTATGGCGATGACTTGCAGAACATCTGAAGGCGACGTGCTGGACACGATCTGTCAGCACTACTACGGCCACCTGATCGGCACGGTGGAAGCCGTCCTCGATGCCAATCAGGGACTGTCTGATCAACAGCAGCCGTTCCGTGCCGGGCTACTGATCAACCTGCCCGACGTGGCATCTGCGGCGGATGAGGCGGTAACGCTTTGGGATTAGCGGCATCGTCCTTGAAAGGCGCGTGCTGCCTGCAGTCGTAGGCGGTTTGAACAAAATGTCGATGATCGTCAGCTTAGGTTGCGGTCCCTAATCTCACACCCGCCTGGTGGCTTGATGAAACCTATGTTCCAAATCCTTGCCAATGGCATCGACATCACCGCTGTGATCAACGACCGCATGCTGCTGATTCGAACGATCGACAAGCCGGGTGAAAGCTCGGATGACTTCGAACTGCGCATTGATGATCGAGACGGCGCCGTGACGTTGCCGAAACGAGGCGCGAAATTGAAGGTGTACCTGGGCTACCAGGGGCAGAAGCTCACCCTGATCGGCACCTATACCGTGGATGAAGTCGAGGTGTCGGGGGCCCCTGATACCGTCGTCATCCGAAGCAAATCCAGTGACACCCGCAGTGGTGCCAAGACCACACGCAGTGGCAGCTGGGAGGGCGTCAGTCTGGCGAGCATTGTTTCAGACATCGCAGGACGCAATGGCTGGAAACCCGAATGCTCGGTGCAAACGCTCGTTGAGCGCGCGGATCAGCTGAGCGAATCAGACTTGAACTTCATCACCCGGCTTGCGAGGCAGCACGACTGCACCGCCAAAGTGGCGGAGGGCAGGCTCATCGTTCTTCCGCGTCAGGGTGGCGTGAGTGCCAGCGGCAGAAAACTACCCCTGATCGTTATCCGCCGCAGTGACGTCAGCCGTTGGCAATTTCGCTTGGGCGATGACAACGTCAAGAAAACAGTGAAGGCTGCCTATGCGGACAAGAAAGGCAACCTGGTCACGGTCCAACTGGACAATGAAGACGACACGAGCGGTTTGCCACCGGTCCATACCGACAGGCACATCCACCCAAACAAAAGTGCTGCAGAAGCGGCGGTGAAGGCGCGCCTGGCCGGTTTCAACCGCTCGACAGCGGGCGTGAGATTTGACATGCCTGGCAGAACCGATCTGTTTGCCGAGCGGGAAATCGATGCTCAAGGGTTCAAGGTTGGGCTGGACGGTAACTACCTTGTCGATTCCGTGGAGCAGGTATTCACCCAGGCTGGCTGGTCCACAACAGTCGAATGCAACGGGGGAAGAAAAGGCAAAGCCAGCGCCAAAGGCAAGAAGCCGAAGAAACCCGTGAAAGTCATACAGCTTTAGCCAAACCAAGATCAGCTTGCGAACGCCGCCATCGAGCGGTTTTTTTTCGTCTGGAGAATTACATGTCACGAATCAATCTGGCTGCGACGGGCGGTGTCAACGTAAACGCTTACCTCGACATGCTTGCCTGGTCGGAACTTGGGAGCGACTACCTGAGCCGGTCTGATGACGGCTACAACGTCATCGTTACTGGGATCGACGGCAGGCTGGAGCTCTTCGCCTCCTACGCAACCCATCCTTTCGAGAACGGACGCAAATCCAAAGTCATCAACACCAGAGGGCTGACGTCGAACGCGTCCGGCCGCTATCAGTTCATGCTCAAGGACTGGCCGCACTACCGTGATCTTCTGCGGCTCCCTGATCTCGGGCCAGAGAGCCAGGATCGATGGGCCGTCCAGCTCATCAAGGAGTGCAGGGCGCTTGAATACGTCATGGCCGGGCGCACTGCCGAAGCAATCGGCAAGTGTCGGAACATCTGGGCCAGCCTTCCGGGCGCTGGGTACAACCAGCGCGAGCACCTGCTTGAGGATCTGCTGGCACGCTATGTCGCGGCTGGCGGTTCGTTGGCATGACTCCGCTGGACCTCGTTCCAGCGCCTTACCGGTTTGCACTGGTAGCGGTACTGGTCCTCGCCGGTTCCGGCGGCGGGGCACTTCTTTCCTGGAAAATTCAGGGGTGGAGATACGGGCACCAGCTTGAACGCCAGGCTCGCCTGCAGGCGGACACCCTCACAGAAATTGCGCTAGCCGGCGCAACACTCCAGCGCGCCGAACAAGCCAAGCGCCTCACGCTGGAGCGCACGCTCCAGGCGAGCGACCAAACTCATTACGATGAAATGACCCATGCCCAAGAAAATCAGAAACGCCTGCGTGATCGGCTTGCTACTGCCGATCTGCGCCTGTCAGTCCTATTCGCCGCCACCGATCCCGCTGGCCGTCCAGTGCGAACCACCACCGCCACCGGCCGCGTGGTTCATGGAACCCATCGAGCCGAACTTGACCCAGCGCATGCTCAACGAATTGTCGGCATCACCAGCGATGGAGATCGAGGAATGATTGCGCTGCGGGCGTGTCAGGATTATGCCCGTGGAGTTACGACCCCACAGTAGCTTTTGAGGCGTCTTCTTTTGGCGTTGGCTTAGACCGAAGTACTGGGTTGATCTTGGTTACGCTGACGATATGGTTGTCACGATTCGCGATCTTGTAGAGGTCCGGGCCTTGTAAAACATAGGTGTACAGCGTGGACGCGAAAACGGTATCCCCGGTTACTTTCGTGCCTTCCTTCGTCGTGATCGTCATAACTGTTTTCAACCCACTGATGCGTTGGCTTGCGTCCGTGGGGTTCTGTTTTTCAAAAGTCGAGTACGCGGATTTTTGTCCACTCTGTAAGCCGACCGTAGGAATAATCGAAACCATGACAAGGCCCAAGGTCATCAACAAGCTGAAAGCGCCTTTATCTGTCCGGTTGCGGAACGCGAAAAGCTTGGCTATCGAGCAGTAGAAGATGATCGTCGGTATGAACGTCAGGGCAAGAGCTCCCCACGGAAACCAGTCCGCTGCCTTTACATATACCGCGAGTACAACTGCCAGATATCCTTGAAATAATAATGTCGGTAGCCCTAAATCGATTTCGTTCGTGCTAATACCCAACGTTTCCAGTTGGCCGGTGAAATCGACGTAACCCATGATCGCCAACATGCTGTTGACGATAACGGCGATTACCGCTGCAACCTTCAATGCGAACTCATAATTGAATCGCTTCGCTTCAGCCTTCACTTCGAGGGAGGGGGCGGCTACACCCGGTGGACTAAAAGGCAGCGAGTCATTCGTGATTTTGACGTGAACGATCTTGTCCTTGCCTCTACCGAAAAGCTTCATGCACAAATTTCCGTATATCGCGCCCAACTCCGTCAGGCGTATCAGTTAAAAGAAGCTGCCTGACTGGATGATCCACCATCCAGTCAGGCCGCCGACCCTGCAGCATAACCCTGCAAGCCCAGCCAAGGCTCCTGCTTCGTGCACAAAGCGAAGCGAGTCTAGCGCGCGACATTCCTCTAAATAAGGCTTGCACACACAATGAATCACTCTCCCATCATCCCCTGGATGGGCGGCAAACGCCGTCTGGCCGACCGTCTCATTCCACTGTTTCCACCTCACGAATGCTACGTCGAAGTATTCGCAGGGGGCGCTGCGCTGTTTTTCATGCGCCCTCAACCTGCACCGGTCGAGGTTCTGAACGACATCAACGGCGAACTGGTGAACCTCTACCGCGTCGTACAGAACCATCTGGAAGAGCTAGTCCGGCAGTTCAAATGGGCGCTCAGCTCCCGGCAGATCTTCGAATGGCAGAAAACCGCCCGCCCAGAGATCCTCACCGACATCCAGCGCGCTGCGCGTTTCTTTTACCTGCAGCACCACGCTTTTGGTGGCCGTGTTACCGGGCAGACTTTCGGTACCGCAACTACCGGGCCCGCCATTAACGTCCTTCGGATCGAAGAGAAGCTTTCGAGTGCCTGGCAACGCCTGTCTGGAACCTATGTGGAAAATCTGCCATGGCTGGAATGCGCCGAGCGCTATGACCGAGCGCACACCTTTCATTACATGGACCCACCGTACTGGCAGACGCAGGGGTATGGCGTGGATTTCGACTTCGAGAATTACGCCCGAATGGCCGAATTCATGAGGCGTTGTAAGGGCAGGGTGATGGTCAGCATCAACGATCACCCCGATATTCGTCGCGTGTTTGCCGGCTTTCACTTCGAGAGCATCGAGATTCGTTATAGCAATGCCAATAACCGCCAAGGCTGCCTCGAAGCCTCCCGAGAACTGGTGATTTTGAACTGGAAACCCGCTGATCTGAATGGTCTTTTTTGACGACCGAACATCAGGGGCTGGCTGCTCGTTCAGGTTTCCGCTTTTCGAAAACGATCCCCGATGGCCGTTAGCAGATCCGGCAAAAACGACAACACAGCACCATCCTGCTCCCTGATCCAGCTAAGCATCTTCTCGGGCGTGAAGACCCCTGCGTTGTGTGGCACCTGCTGCAGCTCCGGTATTTCGCCTTTGAACGTGAGCAGCCACCGTTTATTTCTGAGCAGCGTCAGCGCCATGCCAGACGCCACCCGCTCTTCGGTGATCGGGCTCCACCCGGGAACAACGCCGCCGGCGGCTTTGACTGCACCTCGACAGTCTGCGAGATATTCGGATGTAAACGCCGCGGCTGTCTCCGACACCGAAGCCTCGTTTAACTCGCCACACGCATCGCGTTTGTTCTGTTTGAACCAGTGCAGCCACAACGCGTCGTCGCAGCGTTGCTGGTATGCGATGACCTGGTTGCGGATGTGTTGGCAAGCATTGTGAGGCGACAGGGTCATGAGCCATCCAGGCAGCTTACGCAGTGGTAAACACGGCATCTCTCGACACTCACCAGTCCCGTCAATCAGCGTGAGGTCGACTACTGCAGCTGCAAACCGGCTGGATCTCAGCTTCGCGCGTTGGCTCTTCCAGTTGAGGCCGATGCCGTCAACCAGCGGGCGCATGGGCACAAATGGATCCCCTCCGTAATCGACCAGGAGCAGTTCGGCGGAGTGGAAAATGACAGCGCTGGAAATGATCGGTTTCGAATACATCGTGGCTTCCTTTTCGGAAATGGAATCGTGAAAGCTGTAACGCTTTCTTAATTTCAGCCTTGATGGCGCCGGCTGTTTCGTCAACCAGCGAAGCCCTGCGGGAGTCTGAGACGTTTGCCAACGTTTGGTAGGCGAATTATGTGCAGCCTCAACCGGCAAAACACCGCAGAAGCCGCTCTAACCTGCGGTTGATAGAGAATCCGGGTGACCATTGGCTGAAGCAACGGATATGGGCCAACGGCGAATTGGACTATGCGAAAGTGTCCGCCGTCAGAGGAATTGTCGGAAGTTTCCGCTGCGGGTATCAGACCTAATGCAGCTATTGATTACTGGTCTTGTCAGCTACAGCCGGCTCAGTGGGTCCGGCACGCGATTTCTGGCATTGCCCACGGCTTTGCCGAACGGGAACCATTGAAAATCCTGACTAGGGCGGCAGTAGTCTTGTGCGCGCTGGGTTGCCCTTTCCTTCGACAGGTCTGGATCAAGCCTGAATTTAGCGTAGTGATCGAAAAGACAGCCCGAGCTCGGCGGCACCCCATGCCCGTAGTTTGCTGAGGCCGATTCACCGAGGCAAGAATCCGCTGCAGAATGTTCGGCATGCGCCTGACCGAGATCTAGCCGATCAAAGAAGCGGTGGCCACCTACACCCAGCGCGCTGCAGAAAAGCTCCGGGCACAGAACTGGCCGTGCAAGAAAATCTGCGTCAGCATCCGGACGAGGATGTTCAACCCGGAGGAGGCGAAGTATGCGAATGGGGCTTTGGTTGAGCTGGCGCATCCCACGAATGACGTGAGGTTGGTGACGGAGGCCGCGACTGGGGCGGTGAATCGGCTGTTTCGGACGGGACTCAAGTACAGCAAGGAGGATGTGTTGCTGATGGATTTACGGCAGCCTGGGGAGTTTAAAGATGATCTGTTTGCACAATCCCAGTCAGAAGCCACGGAATGGTTATGCGGATTTTAGTTGAGGACAATGGCCGGTGGGGAAATGGTATCTGCGCGCGGCGATTGTGCCCATTAGCCCAGAGGCAGATGCGACGTAGTCTAATGAGCCGAAGTTTCACAACAAGGCTTGAGGAGCTCTGGACCGTTGCAGCGAAATAGGGTCTTGCCGAGATCGAAGCTATCGCCTGACAAGAGATAATGACGCTTGTCAGACGGAGGATTGGGTTTAATAATTTCTTCATTGTTTTTTCTGAAGCTTTCAGAAGCTTTCAAAAGGGAACGCTGTTTCAATAGCTGAGGACAGCTCATAGAGATCAGCAAAACCATGTCTCCGTCCTAGTCTAGGTGTCCAGTACCTACCATGCGCGAGCCAATGCCGATAAATTTGAGCCGTTTTAAGTTGTCCGATATAAAGCGTCGAAGAAGGTGCGTGGTTTTTCCAGACATTTAGTAGATCATCGAACCGGAGCTCTGTTTTGTGCCTGCCGTACAATTTTCGAAAAGCACGACTGAGTGGGTCCTTTAATTTTTTATCAACTCTCGCGAGATAGTCTATTCTAAATCGCGCTTCCAGCGCGGAGAGCACGGTCAAACAAGTAGATGTTTCAAATTCGTCAGCTTCTTTCTTATAAGCATCCATCACATGTTGATTGGAGGAGAAGCCAAACCTTTCGAGATAAGCGTCGCTTCCACCTAAATAAAAAGTCCCTATTGAAGTTCGTACGCTTTCATAATATTCTGAGATTTCTTTATATTTTAGATTTAGTCCTGAGGGATGAAAGCCGATCCTACTCATGCCAGCTCCATAATCAAATTTTGGAAGCTTTCTTGCTCTAAGTTGGTGAATTTGTACGGTGGCTTCGCGGACAGAATTACCCACCGCCATGGAAGTTCGTCTTCAGGCGAGTGTGTAATAGCAGGTGCAGGTGTAGGTGCAGTTGCCTTGCCATCATTAATAGATACCGTTACCTTGATTCTGGGGCCGTCGCCTTTGATAAGCGCAACAGATCTAGTGCCCTTGGGCCCAATGATGTCTACACGTCCTTTGGAACCTATAAGCATAGTGCCTACCGGTGAAAATAGAAATTTAATATTTCCTATTTTTAGGGTGGCGCTATTGACTTGGTAGGATCCTAGCGATTCCTCTTGGATTGTCACAGGGTAGTAAGTTAGTTCCGTGGACCCTTCCATGATGAACGGGTGTAGGTAAGAACGAATTTTTGCGTAAAGATCTTCAAGAAGAGTAATCCACTCATGAATTTGTTCTTCAGGATCAAACTTTACAGAAGAAAGCGAATTCTTTTCGTTCACGAAGTCGCTAAAGCTTTTTTTAGTCATTGAAATCTCCAAGCATGTAGTGGCAAGGTAGGCGCCAGAAGATTTTGTGTCCGGCGCGGTCAGTCCCGTTATTTTCCAGAAATGAATGGAAGCAGACGGAGTGCTGTCGTGCGAGAATTTTAGAACAATTATCATCGCCAGGCTACTTTTTCGGAAAAAAGCAATATTGCAGGATGACGATTTCCCGCATTGGAGACAACTTTTTTAATGAGCTAAATGAGTTAGGATGTCGTGAGTGTCGCTTCGCATGAAGCGCTGCGCACCAAAGATTTTTAGTCTACAAGGCATGAGGATCAGAGATGATCCCCGCTACCGTAGTCTAGTCAGACGATTGTTATGGCAAGTACCCAGATCGATCCTTCAGAGACTGAGCCACTCCGGCATAGCCGGGAAATATCCGTCCTGCTGTGTATCCTATCTTTGACAGAAATTTGCGAAGTCGCGGAGCTTGGCTTGCCGGCAATTTAAGCTTTGTTAGTATGTTGGCATCCCCGATTGTTGAGCTTTTAGAAAAGTGAGTTTTAAGTAAATCATCCAGTGGGGTTCTGTCAATTCGAGTGTCGTTATTAAGATGTGAGTACGAGAGAAAGTTTTTTATGTTTCTTTCCCAGTGGGTGAAAAGACCTGACTGCGCCGCAATATTCGGATTCCCGGAATAGTGAGGGTGTATAAATCTTAAGTTGGATTTATGGACGTGATCTTGTAATGTTATGTAGTCTTTATTTAGGCACCATAATGACAGGTTTCCATTGTGTAAGCCTCCTGTAGACGAAAAAAATGCAGCAATGTATGGGTTATAGCTCCAATCTAGGAGGCGAGTAGGAAGTCCATAATGCTGCGCAAGAGCGGCGACTTCAAGAAGTTCTTCAGTAATCCATCCGCCAGTGTATTCGACCATGGAGTAATCCATAGTTGACGCGAGTTGACGCCTGATCGAAGATGAAGTAGGTACCTGCATTCCTTGTGCGTCCGCAAGTCTGTAAAAGTCGCGAATGGTCCGAAATTCGGCCATCACAGAAATGCTTTCGTCATCGATCCATTCTGAATGAACAGTAGCTCCGGCTAGTGCATGTAGCTCTTCAGTCTTTTCCGCCCGCAGTGCAACAGGTAAAAGTTTGAATGTGTCATCTGAGTGACCGCGAAATATATATCCTTCAAGGTTGGTTGTGGCAGACCAAGGTGTTATTGCTTGTAAAAAATCTTCTGCGAGCTCGAACGAAAATTCTTGGTAAAACTTATCCATTATCAAATCCGTTGATGGTGGGAGTAGTGGTGGCATGAACGATATACGATTGCGTATAGAATGTTAATTCTTACGCAGTTAAAATCCTAGAAATTTCGATGCTGTAGCCATGCTTATAGGATCGGTTGCGCGCCGCTTTGAAACCAGCCGATAGCTGAATTTTGCTAACGCGCAGTGTTGGCCTTCCCCGCAGCGGGCTCACGGGTAAAGTATGGTACTGCAATGCGCATATGAGACGCCGAGTCAATTAGATGGGGTGAACTACTCCAGTCCAGCCCCAGGTAGGTCAAGCATATCCGAGGTACTCGCTCAAGGCTGTGAGTCAGACGTTGAGCCCATGCAAAAAGGGGGGATACTGCTGAAAACCGTTTCCGCGCGTGAAAACTCGCTCACTGAATCGCATGGGCTCTGTGTCAGAAGTGAAACGGTGCCTGCGAATCCGGAAACTCTGTAACCTTTTGATCTAGCTTGATTTAGTCGTCGGATTGTACATCCGTTGAATCCAGAATGAGTCAGACTGTTCATTCGTGGGAAGCGTTGCAGCGACAAAACTTGAAGGCTTTGGAAAATCTGAAAAGCTACCGCAGGCAGCTTGCTGACGCTTTATAGGAATGGGGGGCACCAGCATATTATTCAGACACCCGCTGGTACCGATTCTGATACCAATGAGCGTTTTCGACGATGATTCCTGAGCGGTCGGACGGTTGGAACCCCTGTAATCATTGACCACCGGCCATCAGCAGATGCGACCTAAGACCGCATCGTGATGTTAGCTGTGGAAATCAATTGCTTATCCTGCTTGGGTTACAAGTATGTATGAGTGAGTCGCCTTCATCCCTGAGCCGGTTTCGAGCCGATTCACCTTCGATTCGGCAGCTTCTCTACCGCCTTCCATTGAGAGGCAGAGCGGCGGCAGTTGGCAAAGGTGCAAAGCAGTATTTCGACGCCATCTTCAAGTGGCCCGGCAGTGAACGAAGGGTTCATGCCTGCCAACCCGTGCATGGTCGCATAGGGATGGTGCGTGTCGTGTTGGCGCCGCCAATATACGTTCGGGGCGCTCAGTGCTGACGTAAAGTGCGCGATTGTAACACCGGTCGAGTTGATCTACATCCCGCGCTTGCTCGACGGTCCTATATAAGCGCTATCTCATGGAAATCATGGCGCGCTGGTGTGCCAGGTGATGGAGGTGTAGGAATCGTCTGGTTCTGCTGTCCCTGGATTGCGAAGCGGTCAATGTCGTACCAGAATTCGTGGCACTTGTCGGCACTTTGCGTGCCTCTCGATCACTTCACATGGACGGACTCGA